CTGCTAGAGTGGTTGGGAATATCGGGAACGCCGAAAAAGGTTTTAGGGGAAGTGACCTATTTTACCTGCCTTAAAATGCTATCCGAAACATTGGGGAAAATGCCAATAAAATTTTATCAGCAGACAGAGCGGGGGATTGAGGAGGCGGGGGCAAACGCGGCATACCGGTTATTAAAAACGCGCCCTAACCCGCAAATGACACCGACAACATTTTGGGGAACGGTTGAAAACAACCGGAACCATTACGGAAATGCTTATGTATGGATCCAAAGGGAATTTAAAAGAAAGAAGTACGGCGGCGACATAGAAATAAAGAACCTATGGATCATGCCGTCAAGCGATACAACGGTAATAGTCGATGATAAGGGCGTATTTGGTGCCGCAGGCGATATTTACTATTGGTATACGGATAAATACAGCGGCGAAAGCCATATATTCCCATCAAGTGACGTAATGCATTTTAAAACTTCAATGTCATTTGACGGACTGACCGGCGCACCGGTGCGGGATATTCTGAAAGCGACAATAGAGGGCGGTTTAGAAAGCCAAAAATTTATGAACAACCTTTACAAAGGCGGCTTGACCGCACGGGCAGCTTTACAGTATACCGGCGATTTATCCCCGAAACTGGAAAAAAAGCTGATTGAAAGGCTGGAGGAATACGCCAATGGCGCAAACAATGCCGGTAAATTTATACCGATCCCGATCGGCATGAAGTTAGAGCCGCTTAATATCAAGCTGACAGATAGCCAATTTTTCGAGTTGAAAAAGTACAGCGCATTGCAGATTGCAGGCGCGTTCGGAATCAAGCCGAACCAAATAAACGATTACGAGAAAAGCAGCTATGCCAACAGCGAAATGCAGAACATTTCTTTTTATATTGACACAGAATTATACATTCTAAAGCAGTATGAGGAGGAAATAAATTATAAGCTATTGGAGCCGGACGAAACGGCAGCAGGAAAGCATTTCAAATTTAATGAGAATGTAATTTTGCGCACCGATGCGAAGAGCCAAGCGGAAATTTTAACCGGATATGTGCAGAATGGCATATATACGCCAAATGAGGCAAGATCGCTAATGAATAAGCCGAGGAAAGAAGGCGGCGATGAACTGATATGCAACGGGAATTATATCAAGGTTGCGGACATTGGAAAAGACCAAAAGGAAGGAGGCGAAGGCGAAGGTGGCGAAAATTTTAAAATTACAAAAGAAAGACAAAAACAACCGATATAGGGAAGTTGGCAGCATCG